ACCGTGAATACCAATGCCGAGCTGCTTAATGTCGTTAAAAACTTGACAGCAGCCATTGAAAATCCTAAAGTTGAAGTTGATTTGGGAGTTGGAGTGACTAAGTCTATTTCTGGTCTCTCTGATTTTGCGATGTTTGCTTTGGTAGCAGTAGTTATTCTTCTACTGAAGCCCGAAACTCAAAAAGAAAAGATGTATGCAATGGCATTGGTCTCTTTCCTTATGGTGAGTAGATTAGATGTCATGGCCCTTGTTGAAAAGAGTGGTCTCTTTTCCTTCTTTGCTGCTCCTGAGCAGAGAGATGTACCTCAGATGTTTAGTGATCCTACAGGAGGAACGACAATTGAGGAATTGACCACTATTATCACATCCATGATTAATTTGTACCTAATGAAGTCTATTGGCACAGAACTTCTTGATCCTAAGGAGTTCTTGAAAGTCACTAACCAAATTTCTCGTTCCACGCCGACAGTGATTGGAACAATGAGAGGAATAGGTTTGTTGATGAGTTATGTCACTCAGTGTTTGGATGCGATGCTCGGAAGAAAGGGAGCTATGGTGAAAACTGGTTTTCCTTTTATAGACGCATTTTGGACAGAGTATAAAGATATTGTGGAATTATGGGAATCACGTGAGCTCTATAACAGACAGGAATCTGTTGATCGTGTGAAAGCGCACATCGCATTAGGTGAAACTATTGCTGTGAAATTGCCGGGCAATGGAACATATGGGAGTATGAGAATGGCAATGTTCAATGCTATTGCTGAGCTTACGAAAATTAGGAAGGAATTAATGGCTTCCAATTTCCGTTTTGCTGGTATGCGCCAGGAGCCTCTTGGTCTGCTTATGATGGGTAGACCTGGTACGTTTAAGTCGCAAGCTATGCAACATATAGCTCATGCTCTCAGTGCTTTATTGTCAAGTGAAGAGGAATTTGCAAGGTATTGTAAGGACCCGAACGCTTGGGTATATAATCGCCAGGCCGAAAATGTTTATTGGGACGGGTACACGATGGATAAAATTGTGTGCTTTTTTGATGATATCCTTCAAGTTAGAGATACGCAAGGCGTAGCTGATGGAGAGGCCATGAACATTATCAGAGCGATCAATATCTTTGAGTCAAAACTTCATATGGCAAAAATTGAAGATAAAGGCAACACCAGTTTTAGATCTAAGGTTGTACTAGCCACTACGAATGTTGAAAATTTTAATTTGGAAAGTATAAATGAAATTGGTGCTTTTATGCGTCGATGGGAGGTCGTTGTACGAGTTACTCCATTGTTTCAGTATGCTTCGAAAAATGCTGCTGGTATTCTTGAGTTTGATGTATCAAAATTTCCTAAGTTCACTGAGGAAAATTGTCGTGGAAAGACCCACTTGATTGGTACTACTCGTACTCACCCTGAGATGTGTGAGTTTCACTTGATGAAATATGAAGGTGGGAAGACTTTTGTTAATGCAGGCGAGCCTCCTTTGAGCTTTGAACAGCTGATGAAATTGTGCTGTGAGCGCCTGGTGATGAAGCAAAAGCAGCATGAAGGATACAATGTGACTCTTGATGACACATTGGAATACTTCAGATCGAAAAAGACTGAG